CTGGCAAAGAGAGAGAAGGACCGGCATAAGGCGATACAGGAAGCAGAACGACGGCGAAAAGATGAAGCTCAGCAGGAAAAGCGCCACACCAAAATCCGCAAGTTAGCAGTAAAGCCCCTCAGTTACTTCCACAGACAAGCCCAGTCAGCATTCAACCAGTACATCCGCACTCGCGATTTCGGACAGCCGTGCATCAGCTGTGGCCGCAAGTCAGGCGCGAAGATGAACGCCGGTCACTACCGCACGGTAGGTGCCAGCAAAGAAACCTGTTATGACGAAACCAACTGCCACCTCCAGTGTGAGCACTGCAATTCATACCTGTCCGGGAATATCGGCGAGTACAGGCCGCAGCTCATCGCGAAGATTGGGCAGTCTGCTTTCGATCGCCTGATGGGCCCGCATGAGCTGAAAAAGTGGACGCGTGAGGAGTTGCAGGAGCTGGCAGCAGATTACCGGCAGAAAACCAGAGAGCTGATCAAGCAACGGAGCGAAACACCATGAGCCTTGAAGCAACAGTAAAATATCATTTTCCAAAAACAGCGAGCTTTGCGGGTATGCCGCCTGCAACAGCTTCAGATGCGCTATCAGGCACTGACTACATGGCTGCCATGGGAATGACTCAGAGCCGAGCGCCGCTGGGCTATAGTGCGTTCATGGGTAAGGTTGGAGTGAGCGATAACGACGCCCGACGCGCCGTATCGTTATTAACTGAATATGCATTGAGTACCTGCGATAAGGTTGCCGCCTTGCGCAAGCTAGACACCGATATTAAGACAGCGGTTATGCAAACGCTCGCAACTTATGCCTACATGGATTATTGCCGAAGCGCCGCCAGCGTCAAACCCTGCGAATGCTGCCAGGCGAAAGGGTTTATTGAGGCTGATGTATTCACCATGAAGTCACCATTGTCAGGTGGTTCTGCCAGAAGTGTGAAAGAGGTGGTGCGTGTGCTCTGCAAGACCTGCAACGGGAAGGGCATCGTGTCATCAGCGTGTCGTGACTGTAGCGGACGTGGACGGGCCGTTGATCGCAAGCTGACTGAAGAGCAGGGCGTGCCTGTCATGGGGGATTGCAAGCGTTGCTGCGGGCGAGGGTATGAGCGCATCCCCGCAGTTGAAGCATTCCGAAGCATTTGCGCATTTACGGAGGCTATCAGTTTGGCAACGTGGGACAGGAGCGGAAAGCCATTCTATGACCAGCTTATCGGCAAGCTGGAAGTTGAGGAATCATGGGCTAACTCCTCACTGAATAAAGTTACAGTTTGAAAATAACCCACCGTAAGGTGGGCTATTGCTAATTAGTTTCCGCAGGGACGTGAATCTGATGAACGTCCACCACAGCGAGAACCATCTGCTGCCGTATCGTTAGCATGTTGGCAGTTGCCAGCAAAAGCTTGTGTAATTGAGCCGAGAGATAAGGCAAGGAAGAGTATTGCTAATGTTTTTTTCAAGGCATGCACCTTTGCATTTGATTAAATTACTAGGTTAGTAACATGAACCGCCAGCATGGTGAGAACCGGTTCCGCCGTGTGGATGTGTACCTTTAGGACATGCCATAGCTGAGCTTGAGAAAGCAAATACTGCGGTGAGCATTAAAAATGCGGCAATCTTTTTCATAAATTTATAGCATCCTGAACAAGAGAGGAGTGAAGAGATGGTCACAACAATCTATCAGAAGATTCCTATTAATTAATACTGATATATGATCAGTTCTTATGATTTAATTTCTCTTGTAGGCTTAACTGAAAATAAAGGACATAAAATCGCTTGTTATTTTATCGTGAGCTATTTACTTTTCAGGAAGCTGGGGATATGATTCCCAACAGTTGAAGTTGCGCGCTGTTGTTTAACGCGATAACTTAATCCAGTCAGTTCCATTGATTTGTCATAGTCAAAACGCCCTGTGGTCTCACCAACTGCGAGGGCTTTTTATTTCTATCCCCTGTAAGGGATAAGACTCACCGCATACCCCACAGCGGATACGTAACGTTGCTAAACTATTTCAAAGGGTAGCCTTAGAGCTGTTTTATCTGTAATTACATCCTTCGTAAAGCGTCCAAGCGTCTTTGGATCCCGATCAGATGACGCCAGTTCGAATCCGGCAGGATGATCGACATTTTACACCTTTCCTATTGGTAGGATTGACGATCTGTGAAAAGGATGTATGATTTTTATATCAAGTTTTGGGAATGAAGAGGCGGCCCCCAAAAGTAAACCGCCAAGTTGGTAACTTCGACTCGATAATTGGTCTGGTACTCCAACCGCGCCGGCTGTGAGGTCGGCTCCTTTATTTTTTTGGCAGCGGATACCTCAAACGCACTGACTTTGTGTCTATATCTCTTGGACCTTTCGTTGAGTCATAAAAATACCAAATGTTAAACTTTCTCTCGGTATGCCACGTATCGTGCTGCAAATTTTCCCAGCCAAGGTATGAAGCTACCTTTTTTGAGATAGCTATTTTTGCCTCAGATGAAGCTTTACCCTGATAAGCACACATCACAGCTCCAAGAAAAAAATCTGCTATTTGAATGTTCTCAGACGACTTGGAATCCTTTGTCACCACGCGCGAAATAATTTCAGGTCTGCCAAATTTCCTTTTTAGTATGTTGTTAGCAATGACGTGAAACTCTTCATCAGCTTTCTTATAGCGAGACGCTATCGGGTCAACCTCAACCCTAAAGTGACTTTCTCTCTCAGGATGGGCTGATATGACGCTGCCTATTTTCGTAGTTAGAAGTTTAGTGAAGTGCTTTCTTCTTGCAATATCATAATCGCCATTATGATATATCTTGTTAACCATGGATTTTTCGATCACGATGCAGTGAAACGCTAACCATGGAACCTTGAAGAACAAATCAATAAGTTCAATATAAAATTGGGCATATCGCTTCGAATGAGCTTTTTGCCACTTGATCTCTTCATAGAAAAGATGCTTATCGCGCAATTCTCTTACAATGCGAGCAAAGTCTCCACGTCGTTGATACTTCATCCATAAACTGCCGAAGCCGTAGAACCTTTGGCCGTCAATGCCTGATTCGTCACATGCTACGTGCCAAATTAATTTGCCGGGGTTGTCACTATCAACCATTGATAAGCTCGCATCGGATTCATCCTAAGCCGGTTATTTAACCACAAATATAAGCTATTGATAAAGATCGCTTTAATATCAAACTAGCAGGCTCACTTCGGTGGGCCTTTTTCGTTTTCGCCCCTGCCAATCAACATCGACTCTCACCTTTTCCTGTATGGCAGCGGGCGATTTTTTCTTCTGACTACCTACAGCACCGCCCGTAATCACGGAGGTGATATGAGTATCGATATGAGCAAACTGGCATCAGGCGCGGCATACGGCGCATCTGCCGGGACAATCGCCAATGGTCTTCTGACCCGGCTAAGTCCCGATGAGTGGAGTGCTGTAGGCGTGCTGGCCGGTATTCTGGTCGCGCTGTTCACGCTCGGCATCAACTGGTACTACAAACGCAAGGCAACATTGGCGCAAATCAAAGCTCTTCAGCGCTGGCCCACTGCTCCAGACATCAACGAGGATTAACCCATGGCTATGTCAAACAGCCTGCGCAATAAGCTTATTGCTGTCGCGGGTGGCGGAGCTATGGCTATCGCTACGGTATTCCTCGGCGGTAAGGATGGGGTAGAGGGCAGGGTATACGAGCCTTACAAAGATGTGGCTGGCGTCTGGACTGTCTGCGACGGTCACACCGGCACCGACATCATCAAAGGCAAGAAGTACACCGACCGTGAATGTGATCGCCTGCTGTGGAATGACCTGCAGCCGGTTAAGAAATCGGTAGACAGCATGGTTAAAGTGCCGCTGGGTGAATACCAGCGCGCTGCGCTCTACAGCTTCACTTACAACGTTGGCTCCAGCGCGTTCTCCAAATCCACTCTTTTAAAGCTTCTGAACTCAGGTGATGTTGATGGAGCATGCGAAGAACTCCGCCGCTGGGTGTATGCCGGTGGCATGAAATGGCGGGGGCTGATGAACCGGCGAGACATGGAGCGCTCATTGTGTCTGGCGGAGAGTGTCGATGACCTTAAAGGCTAAGCTGCTGTTGGCGCTCGCGCTACTGATTATCGTCGCTATCGCCACCTCAACTGCATTCGCACTGTATTACCGAGGCAATGCCATTGACTACAAGGCGCAGCGCGACACCGCAACCGGCAATCTCAGGCTGGCTAAAGACACCATCACAGATATGCAGACACGCCAGCGCGATGTGGCCGCACTCGATGAGAAATACACTAAGGAGCTTGCCGATGCTAAAGCGACTATCAATCTGCTGCATGATGATGTTGCTACTGGCAAGCGCCGGCTGCAGCTCAACGCCACCTGCACGAAGCAATCCGCCACCGGCACCTCCAGCCTGGATGATGCAGCCAGCGCCCGACTTACTGACGCCGCTCAGCGGGATTAT